ACCACTCAAAGCATCTACTTTATATCGTGGATCAGTCTTATTAACACCCTTTAGTAATTTCTCAGTATGTCCATATTTTTCTTTATATTCTTTAGAATAGGGTTCTTTCTTATTAGCTTTAATTAAGCCATGAAATCCTTCTATCTGAACTTCCTCCGTTCCCCATTCCTTATTAATTTTCATCCACCCATCAAAGGATTTCTTAAAATCTATCTCACCATTATCGTTTGCCATAAGCGTTATCTCCAATACTTTTTTAGGTCCTTCATCTCGATCAAATTGGTCTGGTTTACCTTCTTCATGTGTCTTATATAGTTTACACCATTGTTGTTCAGCTATGTCCCCTGCAACTATAGAACAAGCCCCTCCGGTATAATAGTGACAGGAACTACAGTTAATGTTTGCTTCCATCTCTGGAGGTGTTGCCTCTCGTAGTCCTGCATCATCAGGAGGTAGTAGAAAAGCCTTTCCATGCTCTTTCTCGATTGAGATCAGGCAGCTACCATCTACACAAGAATGTGTTGCAGAATTCTCAGCTTTAATTATATCAAAACGAGCCTCTTGGTTCACACCCTTTTCGCAGATGGTAACCTCTGCAAGTTCCATCGCATCCACCTGTAAGACTTTCATTAGCCCCTTTTCAATATTTTGTGTGGCAGTAGCCGATCCAGCAATTGAGTAAGAACCTAACTTACCGTCATGAACCTGTTCGGCTACCCTTTTTGCAATTTTAGTATCATCTCTTAATTCAGTAAAAAATAATCCCTTATCGTCTACACCACTCTTAAAGATTTGTCCACTCTTTGTAATATAGGCTGGTAATGCCCACCCAACTTGTACATCAGAATGTAGCACCATAGCGTTACGAGTTCGGAAATTACCCATGTAATTGTTAAAAGCATCATCTAAGGCTTTATTAGTAATCATATGCCCCTCACGATCTATCACTTCAACAGAAGCAGGACCGCCAACGACAATAACTTCATCATGTTCAAAATCTGTACAAGCCTTTTGAAACTCCTCGTTCTCAGGAAAGGCCCGATGTAAAGTTAGTATTTCACCTTTGGAAGCAAATCCAGCCTTAAACAATCTCATGTATTCATCTAAAGCCTTGGCTATACTCTTAACTGAAGTACGTCCAATTTGTTTTTCTAATAATGTAATACTAGCATCTTCTTCTACGAATTGATACCACTCGGTATTAGTGGGTAATGTTTTCATATTCCATGCTGTCGTGGTCATATAGACTCCTTAGTAATGCGTACCCCAAATAACGCCATGATATGCAGGCGTTCCAGCAGCGGAGATAATAGACACCTTCTCACGAAAATCTATAGGAAATTGTGTATCTAGTGTTTCTCCACCATTTATTTTGATTCCAGTAGTAGCACTCGCTGTAGCATCTAAAGCTACATATATTGCATTAGAACCAGTATCATTCATAATTTTGATTCCTTTAATAATTGCATGTCCGGGTTTACGTTTTGAAGCTGACGCATTAACAGGTCCTTCCCAACTATATCCAATACCTAAATCACCATCAACATAATCAGAAAGCTGTGTGTCTGATCTAACTTCAACCATTACTTTATCGATATAATATGTATTATCGTGTTGTGCTTGAGAAACAAAAGCTATTCTATAGGTACTAGCCGCAGTTCCACCGGGAATAGAGTATTGAACATTTACATTAGCAAAACTAGTAGTAAGGCTATATGTAGCAGAGGTAGCTAAAGCATCTGTTCCGGGAGTTCCTCCTGCTGGTAGTATCTCTATTTTAAAAGTTCCTGAGCCATTAGTCCCTCTTACTGTACATTGAGCCGAAATAGTCATCCCCTCGTTACTATAACCAACGCCACTCAAGTCAAAATATACGCCTTCATTAGCAGCAAGATTGGCTGGATTAATCTCTAAAGAATATGTGCCTAGGTCGGCATATGTGTTATCCCTTTGTCGGGCAGACCCAGAAGCTACGAACTCATCTACATTCGTACCCATTATACGGGGATTTAGTACTTGGTTAACCGCTGGACTGTGAGTCTCTGCGGTAAATATGTTAGCGGCTGTAGTACTTGCAGTTCCGCTTACAGGTGTGTAACGAGACATTGGGTGGACAGATTGTCGTGTAGATAACTCCCTATCCCAAGTCTTCGCATCAGTATGTCTTGTGGTCATTTATAAATCTCCTATTCGATTCCGAAATGAATTATTCCGATAAAACTCGCCATAATTGCGGAAGTATGCAATATAAGAAGCCCAACAGCCATTAGTCCTGTCTTCATTCCTACTACTTTTGATTTCCATAATCGTACATCATCAATTTCATCCTGTACTTTTTCTATCCGCTCACTTAGAGTTTGGTTTAAAACTGTTTGACTTTCTATGTATGCATCCAACCTCTCCATATATACTGCCATTTTTATTGGCAATTCTTGGTTATTGGACATTGTTTGTTACCTCATTAGAAAGTTAAAAAGGGGGTAGGGATTTTATCCCCCACCCCCATAAAAACAACTACTATGTAGTTGGTGCTAAGTCCATTATTTTGCCTTGGACCCAGAGATTTCGGCAGCGCATCTCACCCATAGTATAGAGTAAGCCTCTTACTACGAGAGAGTTAGCAGCGAAATAGTCTCGGTTTTCGACATACTGCGTAGGCTGTGCTACAGCCATTTCAATATAGTCTGTATCCAAAACATAGATTTGAGAACCGTCTAAAGCGTTATCGCTTCCAACGGAACGGGATACGTCCGCATCTGGTAGAATTGGAATTCCCATATAGGTAGCAAGAACCATACCAGTTTTTGTGCCGGGGAAAGTTCTTTCCGAACCAACACCTACTTGATATTCTTCCTGTCCCATGTACCTCTGTTTATCGTGCAGGATTCTTTCCATCGCAAAATACTGGTCGTGACCCATAAGTATTAACTTAGGCTCTCCACCATTTTCACGAATCTTCTGTATACAGTTATCAATGTATGCAAGGTCTAAAGCCCTACCAGCACCGTTAGCAGAGTCAATGTGGGCAGCTGCGTTCCATCCGCCAGCAACCCTACTGCCAAGAGTTATATCATAAACTCCGACACCGCTGTCATCGGTATAGTTAGTATGGGTTGAAACTCCACCGACTAGAGTACCGTCTGTCCAGACGATATCATCGATTGAAGTAACTCCAGCCCTGCTCTTAACTGCGAATACGTCACCATCAGCAGCGGCTATAGAGCCATCAGCTGCAGTAAAAGTAACCACTCCAGTACTTCGATTCACAGAGTCGATTACTCGGTCTGTTGTATCCCACGCATTAAGGTTAGCGTCCCACATGCGTAGTGTATCCCCAGCTTTAAAGTATTTACCACCGGGGGAAGTAAAGGTTGTTGTGGTTCCTGATGTAGGCGATACCGCCGCCATCGCTAGTAATTGTTCGTTGATTTCTTTGATATGGTCAAGCTGTGCATTCTCATTTTCCAATGCCAGCACGTCCCCTACACCACCCTCAAGTTGTGCAGTAAAGACTGATTTAACCGATGCACCAAATGTGGTTCCAATGATTCTAGGTAAACTAGAAATCGTTTGTACATCGGAAATATCTATGGATGGGAGTTCACCTGTTTCCGTGATCGCCCCAGAGCGTGATGCTCCGGTAGCAGTAGCACGGGCAGACCTGACCCTCCAACCAGCTGTATTTCCCCAGACTGTTCTGGGAATAGCATTGAAGAAACGAGTTTGGTTATTTAGGGCTTGCCACACCTTTCGTCCATATGTAGTATTGAATATACCACTTGAGTTCGCTGTGTCAACGGTATAATTCGTTCCCGGTAAGGCTCCTGCTTTTGACATGAAGTCTGGTCCGAAAACAGAGTTATACAAACCACGTTGCGACTGAGCGACATATTCACTTAGACTTGGGTTAGCCATAATTGTTTCCTCCTAAAAATTCTCGTTTTAATTAATTTATTAACTCTCGTGGAAGCCCGTCTGTATTACCGGCTTCTAGTTGAGTCTGCATTTCTCTCAATTGTTTGTATGAAAGACTTGCGAGTTGGTCTACGGTATCCTCTGGAGATTGACCTTTCTGAATAAGTTCAGAACCATCAACTCCTAACCCATCTACGATTTGTCGTGTCTGGGGGGATGCGAGACTTCGGTCTTCAGCAAAGCCCATCTTTCTCAAGCGGTTTTCACTTTCGACCTTAATTGCCTTCTCCATGCTCCCTTCGTATTCAGCTACCTGTTTCTTGAGAGCGTCCAATCTTTTTCTCATCTCTGCCATTGCATCATCATCATCATCTTCCTCTTTTTCGTCAGCAGCCTTTCTAGCATACTGATCTTCCTCCTCATCTTTCTCTTCTCCTTCCTTTCTAAGAGCATCTTCCTCATTTTTTTCATCTGCGGGATACTCGTCTTCTTCTTCGTCACCTTTCAACATAGCCTGAATCGTAGCTTGTACATTTTCAGTCTTAGTATCAGGAGCGACCTTTTTCTCGGAATCATCAGCATTTGCTGCTGTTTTACCAGTACTTGAGGCATTGTTTACCTTAGTACCATCGACTCCAAGTTCGTTATCAGCTTTGATAACACTCACAACTGCCGTTGCGATCTCTTTAACCAGAGCAGTATGTTCTGCCTCGGCTTGCATGTCCTCTGCCTTTCTTAGTTCAGCATCTTCGTCAGCTGAAAAACGGGCATCCATCTTCTGTAGAACCTCGGCGACTGCCGCTAAAGCAAGATTAGTACCCTCCATCTGCTTTTCCACTCTTGATATTACATCGTCTGACATGGAATCACCTCCTAAATTTGCTCCAACGGTTGGTCTTAGCCATCCGACCATTAAAGTTTTTATAAATTATATGTAAAATTAATGTAGTTTTATAATAACCACACAGTTTATTATACTAAAAGTATAGAAAAATCCTAACGTTATTCGTCTAGATCAGGTATTTCTCCGGTCTGCATTCTTAATATATCATTTCGGAAATCATATAAGGGAACTTGAACCAGTTTTTTAAACTTTTCACATTGAGTTCCTTCGGGCAATGATGCCTCTACTAAATCTAATACCTTTCCTACCATTCTTGAGTGTCTAGCGACTACATACTCCTGTTCCTTTGTTACATTCATTGTTTCCTCTCTATTTTTCTAGTGATTTTTTAACTTCAGCGGCAACTACTTGTTCATTTGTAAACACTTCATCAGCGGCTTTTTTTAACCAGTCACTCGCTTTAATCTGTGGAGACTCCTTAACCATTCGCCATCCATCTTTTGTTAATATAGGACGATAGTTTTTATAGACTCTCTTCTGTTTCCTAACGTTCACAGTCCCTGTTTTAGTTTTTCTGATATGTTCTTTCACATTCTGCGTCCAAGTGCCTGAAAAAGCTTCAGATTTACGCCCATGTTCTAAAGCATCAGCATCGGAATGATGAAATCCAAATTGAATATGGTTTCCTTTGTCCTCCAGAAACTGACTATTAATAATATTATCAGCCATATGGCTATTAGTATCTTTACCCGGAACATTGTCCACCGCCTTCTGTAAAGCTTTTTTGGAAAGATTAGTTACGGCACTACGCATTTTAATTTTTACCTGTACTTGAAGTACTTTCATCAGTTTTCTTATATCAGCCACAGTTACCCCCCATTAGTAAATTATACTATATATAGTAAAATTTCCTGTTATTTAATTATTAACCCACAATTCAGGTAATACATCAGTAAACATATCAGTACTATTATCGTATCTATTTAAATATAATACCTCTTTACCAATGCATCCGTACTGTGGATGCCAGTATGTAGCTATCTGTTTAGGACGAGTAATCGCTGTTAGTCGTTGCAAAGCAAACTCGTCACCGCCTTTCATTGTACCACATATATGTATCTCACCTGTCCCTATATCAATTTCATCTACTCGATGGAAATGTCCCATCATAACAGAATCAAAATTATCAGGAAGGTTACCAGCAACTCCAAGTTCTTCTCTAAGCACTCTTTGATACTCAAATACAGAACGCATCTTTGTAATACTATTCTGAATAGCGGTTCCTGATCCCGCCCCATTAATAGAGTCCCCATGCATAATTAATACTTTTCGATCATATACATCGAAAGTTGTTGCATAGCTTTTTGGAATATGGAATTTTATATTCTTTTGATCACGACAAAATGCTGCAACCCATTGATATAACATGTAATCCCAATCCATATACTTATCTTTCATTGGAGGCTTCCTAGTCATACGACCATGATTACCTACAACGCAAGGAACTTCAATTTCTGAAAAGTGTGGGGCAAAGAACATCAAAGCTTGGGCTATTAAATTTGCCCCTCTAATCATCTGTCCCATACAATTATCTATATTAGTTCGTGCTAACTCTTCATGAATATCTCCGCTGATCATATCACCTAACATGGGAATGATTAATTTATTAACCGGAGATGCCTTACGTCTTAGTTCGACTAGCTGTAACAACTGATTAGCCCATCCATATAAACGCCTGTTAAATATATCTATACTATATTCATTCAATCCGACCATTTGGTCCTTTTCAACGTTATCTCCAACATGAGTGTCCGATAATGGAGCGACCACAGTTTGCTCCCTGCTTTGTCCCTGAACCTTCCTAGCCTTAGGAATCGCCACAGAACGAATTGCAGGAGTAAGAGTACGTATCGAATCTTCAAAAATCTCGTTCTTAACCGAATTTTTGATTGCTGTTTCATATAATTTTTTCCAGTATGTTGCCTCCGCTTTAAAAGTTTGTAGTTTCTTATCTAACTTAATTCTGTCAGAATGCTCATACTCTAATAAATCTTCATCTATTACGTCTGAAAAGATTTCCCTGTCGTACCATCTTTGTACGGTTGTTCGATGTACGTCCACCCCGTACTCCTCCGCTATCCACCTCGCTATTCCCGTCCACGTCTGTCCCGCCTGTCTCTTTCTTACGATTTCTAATCTTGCCTGTTCTGGAATCATAGTCCCTCCTTACCTGTAAATATATTACTTTGCCACATGTAAAGCAGCTTAAATCTTTATCTCTGTTCAAATACATTGACCCATCACATTTTGGACAGGACTTATGTAGTATCGTCATCATGTACCTCCTGCTGTTCTAAATTCTTTTCTACTTTTAAATTCGCCCTATGCTCTTCTATTGTATTATTTAATGCTACAAAAAAAGCGTTGGGCGTTCCTGCCTTTGCTAAATCGTCTGCCTTCTGTAAAATAGGAGATGCTATTGATTTAGTTAATACAGGATTCTGTCTATCATACTCCTCTTTTTCTATCTTGTCAAGGATTTTCTGTAGGTCATCAGAAGGGTTCACCATCGATGACAGGTCGGACTCCCTTGAACGCCGATCTTTATCATGATCATTAATCTCTTCAATCTGTGTCATTACGTCTTGTTGAGTCTCTACAGCAGTTGTATCCATCTCTGAAGGGAATTCGACTGCCTGTGGAACATCTTTATCATCACCATCTCTAACAGGATATTCATGCTCCTCTGATTTTGATAATTGATTATCTAGCCATGTTTCTAATTCGACTGCTGCATCACTAGATCGTTTCTTACGTTTAGTTCCATCACCACCAAAGGTAGGAGTAAAACCAAGTCCACCACTATCTGTAGTAGCGACAGTTCCCATACCAGCCCCTTCTTTAGTTAGGCTTCTACGTCTAGCATCAATCTCCGACATTAAGGTATCTTTTTGTGGATTTGACATTAGATGATGTACGTCATTATACATCTCTAAAAAATCATTATAACCCCGTTTCTGGTATAGTTCCAGAAGGGCTTCATATATTTCGTTTCCCATTGAGTCTTCATTCATTGTCTTGTTCTCCATATAATAACCATTTAACATCATTGATGCTTGCAACAGTATTTAATTTTTCATCTTTTAGATTATACTTTAGATAGTCCTCCATGTCAACACCATCTACTCTAGGACCTAGTCCGCCAGCCTCTGTAATTTTATCCGCATTTGCCCATCTATCAGTATCTACTTTAACGAAGTTAGCCATAAACGAATCAGCTACATGTCTAGCTGATCTCGTTAATCCTGTCGCAGTAGGGTCTGTTGTATCCTGCTTTGATGAATATCCCGGACCTGAGTATTTACCTGACGTATTAGAAATGCTCCCAACCGCTAAGAAATGTGTAAAATCCTTAAACAGAACATTCGTATCTTCCTCAAAAAATATCCTAGCAATATCCTTCCTAGCAGCTTTCGGACTATTATTATTCTTTAGTAATGCCCATTTTGCAAAAGTTGGCATAAGAGATTTATAACCACCTATAGCATCCCCTGCTGGCATAGCCAACTTAGAAGCTTCAGCATATGTCTTAGCCGATTTAGACTTCCCAGCTTTATCTTTATATCGTTTATTTAATGCTGCTAATGTAAGTATCTCTGTCGGGCATTCATTTATAAATCTTTGATATGGCTCATTTGTATTCCAATAACGATGCATATCATATTGACTCATAAACTTATTCTGAAAAATATTGTGTGATCCATCTTTATCTTCGACCCGCATTCCTTTAACTCTATATCTCATCTTATCAAATATAGCATACCTATCTCTATCACGATTAGCAGAATGAAAAACTTCATGTGTTATTGCATGAATAGCTTCCATATAATCTTCTATCTTAGTTCCAAACAATCCTTTTGTCATATGTGGATTTAGGATGATATCATTACGAGATTCTGTATAGGCTCCACCTAACTGCCGTCCTTCATTTTGACGGTCCATTTCTCCACGTACATAAGTTCTCATTTCTTTACGTTGTTCATCTGTTAAGTCAGCTAAAGAACGTAGTTTAATATTAGGATTTCCCGGTTCCCCGGCAAGAAATTCATTAGTAGCTTGATCTTTTAAAGCTAATTTAAAAGAGGCTCCATATGAATCTAACATCTCTGTACCTTCAATTGCCTCTTCATAACGTAGTTTAACATCAGGAGAAACAGGTATTTTAACCCCATCAATTTCAGGAGAAGTAGTAAATATTTTTAAGAGTGCCTTAATACCTTCTATTTGTATAGGTTCAGACTGTTGTATCTTTGTATCATACCTTTTTTGTGCATCCTTAATTTGTTTTTCTCCATCTTTATACGTTTCATCCCCATCTTTAATTATTCTTAAAGCATCTAAATATTCACCGCTTCCTTTTCGTAGACCCTTTAAATCTTTATGGGCATCTAAATAAGACGATTGGCTGTATATAAGGGATTCATATTCCCACTCGGCTTGCTCAATAGCTTTTTCATGTCGCATAAACTTTTTACGTACTCTATTAAAAGTATCACCATACTGTCTATGTTCTATATTAGTACTTTGTAGTGGATCACCTATATAATAAAGCCCGCCTCGTGGACCTTCAATTATTCGTGTACCTTTAGGAGCCTCCTCAACAGATTCAATTTCGATCCGATTGGGAGGTAGAGGTCCCATCGTTTCGGTGTCCCATTGTAAAGGGGTTCCCATCGGGGCATCCTCCTCACCAGAAGAAGGTTGTACTTGTTCTGGTTCAGAAGAAGGTTCTTTATCTTCTTCATCCTCTTTTAGGATATAAGCAATTACACGTTGTCTAGAAATATCTATAAACTTAGATAGCCATAATTCTTTCTTTAGTTGAACAGCATTTGTATCCATTGAAGAAGAGTATACTGTATCAGTCGGTGTACCAACACGGGCATATTTTTCAAAGTCCGGGTTCTTCTTTTTACGCCAATCAATACGTTTGGCTCCTAGTTTACCTTGATAGTTACTAGGCATACCGGGATGACCAGTACTATCATTAACAGAGTTGGGCATATTACGATCAGTTATTTTAACAGTCCGTTTAACTAATTTCTTAACCGCAGATTCCTCTTCATCCTCATCTTCTTCCTTCCAACCCTCAGGTTCTTCTGAACCACGTTCTAAAGCATCACGATTAGCGTAAGGTCCGAATTGAGAAGGTCCAAACTTTTGAACAGCCCGTCCTTCTTTACGAGCCAATTCAGCAGCCGTTAATGGGGTTGTATCAGTATCTCCGGTTCCCCCTCTTTGAAATCCTCTAGCACTCCCAAGAGAAGATGGGTCCGAAGCCTTTTTAGTATAGCCTGAAGAATAAGCAGCCTGTGCTACTTTCTCAGCTTTCTTACGAGAATCAAAAGGACCTTGTTTACCCCAATACCATTTTCCGTCACGTTGACTTATAGGCATTAAACGTCATCCGTTATGTCAGTCACTAATGGTGTATTATCAATTGGTGTCTTATGGCGTTCTGGACGGTTGTTTGAGAAGGTAGCTTTTTCTACTCCCAATACTCCCGATGTTCCGAGATCAGCTACATAGTCAATACCGTTCTGTAAGAACCATAATTTAGTACCATCTGAACTAACCTCTTTTATAATAGGGCTAGTGAAACCTTTCTGCATTAGATCACCCATCCATGTCTTATTTAGCGCATGTCCTCCACCAACATCTGTAATACCCCAATTTCGATTCTCGGCTTTTTTAGCCCGTGCTTCAGCATACTCATCAATATCACGTTCTTCATTAGGGGCTTTATCATGCCAATCAGGAGTCCTTCCACCAGTTCTCCCATTGAACTTACCCTCGGCTTTAAGTAATGCCTCACCCTCAGGAGCCGCTGGTAACTCCTCTCCGCCCTCTCCAGCTGCCGCCATTTGAGCCTGTTGCATCTGTTGCTGTTGTTGCTGCATCTGATACTGTTGTTCCTGCTGAGCTAGTTGCATAGCCTGTCCTTCAGCTTGCATCTGAGCATTTGGAACCATTTCACCGTGAATAACAAATTCTGCATTCTCCATTGGAACACCATCTTCTTTCAAAGTAAATAAAAATCCTAGAGCCGCCATTGTTTGCATAACTTGCGCCCGTTGCTGAAGGAAACTAATTTTAGTTGCTTCAGCTTTTTCTTCAGGATTAGGTAATTTAAGAATCCAATCTTGAACACCAAATGCGTCAAGAATAGCAGGGAGAACTTTATTTGTTATTATCCTCTGATCAGATTCAACCACTCGACTCATAACAACTAATTGCTGAGTCTGCGTAGATAACCCACCAAAGGCTTCTGGTGCGCCCTGCCATGCTGGAGTAACACCCCACATAGCCGCTATCCGTTCTCGTATTTCCTCTCTAACAGGTAAGTAATCCATTTCCTGCAATGTATGGAAGAGTCGTACAAGGTCTACTCGACCTCTTTGACTTCTAGCTGATACCGCTACCATAGGAATATAGTTCGGGTCCATTCTAGTTTGGGCTGCAATATGCTCTCGTTCTCTACGTAGGCTCTCAGGATCATCAGTTGTTACCATGATCATGGAAGCGGGCATTTTCCTTTCAAAGAAATAACGGTATAGATTTTTATCCATACCAATAAGAGTTAACCCCTTCTCAAAAACCGTAAGGATCGGACTCCAGCCATAAGTTTCTGAAGGAGAGAACTTAGATACATGTACAACTTCGTGTTCCAGCAAATACACATGTTGGTTTCTATGATAGTATTTATACATAACTGGTTGCAGTTCTCTCGGACATTGGACTTCGACACATTTCCCCGGTCCTTCGCCGATTTCTTCTCTGTGTATTGGGCATATAAAATGAGCGTTCTTAGGCAAGCCAGCTTGGTCAAGGTCGAATTCGACCAAAGCTGGATTGAGTCTTCGTATCTCTTTAACTTTGGAGCGTAATGTTTCACCATCACTATAGTACTCCTTAACCAGATATATAAACGCATCATCAATCGAGTTCAAATCAAAGTGGAACTGCCGTAACACTTCCTCCAAACTCTGTGAAAAACTATTACAGTTCTTTAAAAACGAATCTAAAACATCCTTCTCTTCTGTATCAGGATCGTCTGTAATGGCTTCCCACTCAAGTCCACGCCTGAAAACTTCAGATGTTATGTGATTCAATGGAGATCGTATCTCCTGTACTGACATTACAATTGTCTGTAAATCCTGTACTAACTGTTGGCGATAAGCCATTTGGTGTCGAACCCATGTATTAACTACATGATCTAAACCAATAGCAGGACCAGAACCTGTTTCAGGTCCCCCTGTCGATGCCTTCATTAACTCTAACATATTAATTTGACTGTTTAAATTAGTCATCTGTTGAGCAAATTGTGGCACTTCTGGCATGTATTCTGATAATTTCATTTATTATTCCCTACCTAAATTAGTCATATCTTGCATAGATACTAATTTTAGAATTGATTCCATAGCTTTTTCTTTTAATTCATAATCTTTAGAATTAACTGTTTCTTCAATTACTTGAGATTTTTCTTCTAAAAGTAGAATTTTTTCATTCAATTTTTGTATCTCCTGATCTTTTTCCAAAATTGCAGATTCATATTCTGCTTCTCCCGTTCCAAAAGTTGCATTAGCTAATGTTCCTAAACGTGTTGCCTCTCTTACGACTGCAATAAATTCGCCTTCCGTTAATATTTTTACGGCTGGGCTATCGTCAGGAATTTCATCATCAGGATTTAACACTTTTAAATCATCATGCCATGTATCTAAAACACGCCATGTATGTGTTGTCTCATCCTTAGTTGCTATATGCTGAACTTCTCTATCTCTTAACATATTTCCAATCATTATTAAACTCCTTATTTTCTATCCTAAAACTTCTGTTAATTTTCGTGGGTTATATCCCACGACCATTGTCTCCTTATCAATTACTGTTACTGGTGTAACTCTGTATCCCATTCTAACTAAATCGTTTGCGTATTCTTCGTTCTCTGAAATATTATATTCGGTAAATTCGTGTCCTTGTGTATTCAACCAAGACTTGGTTGCCATACATGGACCTCAACCATTAGATGTAAAAATAGTTATATTCGCCATTAATCCTCCCTATTCGTTAGTCACCGTCTCAGTTGGTGCTGCAATAGTTACCTCAACGTTATCAGAAACATTCCAGTTGGCTGCTGTGACAGATTCGGCAATTTTAAATTCCTTAGTAGCAAATCCATCAGCCGCACCAGCATTACCGCCTCCTCCTATTTCATTAAGTTTAATAGTTAATGTGCCGATTTTCATCCGGTCAAATACACATGCGCCCCCTTCAGTATATAAATTTGAA